TATATGACAACGAACTTGAGAAAAGGGCGCTTAATAAGGCTGTCAGGGAAAGAAAAAGTATGAGTGAGCGTCATATCAAAATAGCTATGCAGATGCAGAAAAAAGCTCTCGAGGCGTTACAGTTACTACCTATAGAAGATATGTCTCCTAAAGATATAACAAATATGATGGATATAGCGGCAAAACTTGAAAGATTGAGCAGGGGAGAGGCTACCGAGAAAACAGAGAATGTAACGGAAATAGCGGGCGAATTGAAAGTTAATAAGATAGACCTTGGTATGTTATCGAATAAAGAACTGGAGCTGTTAAATGAACTCACTGATAAAGTTATTTCAACTTGAGCCTGAAACCGCTTTTAAGTTGAAGAAGGAGATAGCCCGTGAAAAAGCGGAAAGAACGCTTCCGAATTTTATCGAACAGGCGTGGGAGATAATAGAACCCGGTACGAAATATATTGATAATTGGCATATTCATCTTATAGGCGAATATATGCAGGCGATAAATAAAGGGCAGATAAAAAGGCTTATCATAAATATTCCGCCGAGGCACATGAAATCTATTGAGGCAACGGTGTGTTATCCGGCGTGGACGTGGACGAGAAATCCCGAAAAGCGTTTTATAAAGGTAAGCTATAGCGACAGTTTAAGCCGTAAGCACAATATACTTGCCCGTGACATTATAAATAGTCCGTGGTATCAAGAAAATTGGGGAGATAAATTTAAGCTTAAAGACGATGTAAACCGACAGAATGAATTTAAAAACAATCATCAAGGTTTTATGTTTAGTACATCGGTAGGAGGGGCGTTGACAGGAGAGGGCGGCGATGTGATTATAATAGACGACCCGCAAAACCCCTTAATGGCGAATAGCGAGGCGGAACGTGAGTCAGGTATAAACTTTTTTAAAAACACTCTTCAGACAAGATTAAACGACCCTAAGAAAGGCGTGATTATTATAATTATGCAGAGACTTCACGAGAATGACTTAACAGGATATATTTTAAGTGAAAATCTTGGTTATGAGCATTTATGTTTACCGGCGATTGCGCCTCAAAAAACAATTATCACATTTCCGATAAGCGGAAAGGAAGTAATCAGAAACGAGGGGGATATACTTAACGAGGGTAGATTTGACAAAGCTGTTCTTGATAATTTGAAACGTTCTATGGGGAGTATTCAATTTGCGGGACAATTTCAGCAAACGCCTGCTCCCGCTGAAGGTGTTATATTTAAAAGAGAATGGCTTACACAATTTTATACGAACGCTCCAAAGACAAAAGATATTCAAAGCTGGGATATGGCGTTTACTAAAAGCGAGGGGAGCGCTAAAGTTGCTGGTTTTATTATGGGTAAGGCGGGGGCTGATATTTATATTAAAGACCTTGTGAATGACAAAATGGATTTTACGGAAAGTGTGGCGGCGGTTAGGACTTTATCGGGTAAATGGAAAAGCGCCAGAGCGAAAGTGATTGAGAATAAAGCGAACGGTCCGGCTATAGTTAATACACTAAAAAAAGAGATTTCCGGTATGGTGGAATTTAATCCAAAAGGCTCAAAAACAGAAAGAGCTATGAGTGTAACGCCCTATTTTGAGGCGGGAAATATTTATTTTCCTGACCCTAAAACCCACCCGTGGGTAGATGATTTAATTCGAGACCTTCTTGTGTTCCCAAAAGGAACATATAAAGATACAGTGGACGCGTTGGTACAAGGGATTTTATATTTAACGGACAAACCATGTTCAAGACTTGTAGAAAATGAAGACTTAATAAAAGAAAGCTATTGGCGTGGATAGGAGGATAATTGTCATATGACAAAAGGAAATAAGTTTAATGAAATAGGCAGGCTTGGACAGTTTAGATTGTCGGGTGGAGACGGGGGAAGTGTATTTTATGAGGAATTTCTCAAAGAACTAAGAGGTCGGAGAGGCGTGGAGGTTTTTAAGGAAATGTCTGAGAATGACGATATTGTGGGAGCGATATTGTTTGCTGTTGAAATGCTGATGAGGCAGGTTAAGTGGAGTGTAAAGGAAACGGGAAACAATAATATTGATACTAAAGCCGCTGAATTTGTTTATTCTTGTATGTATGATATGGACGAAACATGGTCGGAGTTTATATCCGAGGTTTTGTCCTTTTTGACTTTTGGGTGGAGCTATCATGAGATAGTTTATAAAAGAAGAATGGGTACGACAAAAAGCTCTAAAACAAGAAGCAAATATTCAGATGGACTTATAGGGTGGCAAAAGCTTCCGATACGCTCGCAAGACACGTTATGGGAATGGAAATATGACGATAAAGACAATTTACTTGGACTTATTCAATGCGCGCCTCCATCGTATGAACAGGTTTTTATACCTATAGGAAAATCTCTTCACTTCAGGACAAAGAGCAGAAAAGGCAATCCGGAGGGCAGGAGTGTTTTAAGAAACGCTTATCGTTCATGGTATTTTAAACGGCGTATACAAGAAATAGAGGGTATAGGTATAGAAAGAGATTTAGCCGGTCTTCCTGTATTGAAAGCGCCTGAGGGAACTGATATTTGGGATGAGGAATTTAAAGAGGAATTGTTGAGAGCTGAGAGAATTGTAAAAAGTGTGCGCCGTGATGAACGGGAAGGCATAGTTCTTGGAAACGGTTGGGAATTCCAGTTGCTTTCTGCTGGAGGACGAAGGCAATTTGACACTAACGCTGTTATAGAGAGATATGATAATCGAATAGCAATGACGGTTTTAGCTGATTTTGTGCTTTTGGGTCATGAGAATGTTGGAAGTTTCGCTTTATCAAGTGATAAAACCGAATTATTCGGAGTAGCTCTCGGGACGTTTCTTGATTTGATATGCGAGGTTTTTAACAACCAAGCTATACCTCGTTTAATTGATATAAATGGAGAAGTTTTTAAGGGGATAACAGGTTATCCTGAATTAATTCACGGGGATATTGAGACGCAGGACCTTGATAAATTGGGTTCTTTTGTTAAAGATATGGTCGGAATAGGAGCGATTACGCCGGATGAGTCAATGGAGGACTACCTTCGTATGACGGCAGACTTGCCGGAGCGGGATTATGAAACATCGTATATGAACGGGAAAACACCGGAGATTGAAGAGGAAGAACAGCAGGAGGAAAATTAATAGATGAGATTTGTGTTTACAAAAGTGAAAAGACATAATCATATTTATTTGCCTGCTGCCGGAATCAGAAAATCAGCAGACGAAAAAACAAAGCTGCTGAATAAGTTAAGGTCATTTTTAGATGAGGAAGAACCGAAAATTGTTAAATGGCTTATGTCGCTTTGGGATAAACAACAGGTCACTATTACATATAAAGAATTGAGAGAGGCATATTTAAATGGCTGCATAACGAGGAATCAGCTTTACAAATGGCAGGAAGATTATTCAAAGTTTGTAATAGAAAAGCTTGTGCCTGAATGGGAAAAAGCTATGGGAAAAGCGGCGGAAGATATTTATATGAAATATCCGTATTTTTTCTACAGTCCGAGTACAGATGCGGCGCAGGAATATATCAGAAATCACGGGGCGGAATTGGTTACATTAATTACAGAGGAGCAAAAAAACGCCTTAAACGCTATGATTCAACAAGGAGCATATTATGATGGAACAACGGCTGATGAATTTTCAAGAATAATGCGCCCTTGTATAGGGCTTACAGCTCCACAGAGCAAGGCTAATATAAATTATCATAATGCTGTAAAAAAGACTTTGATAAAAAATGGACTAAAAGAGGAAACAGCTAAAAAAAAAGCGGCTGATAAAGCGGCAAAATACGCAGGAAGACAACATCGATACAGGGCTATGAATATTGCCCGTACAGAACTTGCAAAGGCGTATAATCAGGGAGGATATTTAGCTGCAAAGGACGCACAGGCAAGAGGATATATGGGAAATGTCAAAAAAGTATGGCTTACCGCTGCCGATGAAAGAGTTTGTCCTGTTTGCGGAATGGCTGACGGAGAAAAGACTGATATGGAAACAGCCTTCGGCATGGGAGTTTTGCTCCCTCCCGCACACCCGTCTTGTCGGTGCGCTGTCGCTTATGAGGAAATACCGAAAAGTTTCCTTTCTGATGATTTTGTAATAAACGATGAAAATCTGAAAATAGAAACATCTGACAGCAAAACTCAATATTATAAACCTGTTGAGATTGACAGGAATGATATTTCCCCTATAAACAGAGGAAATATTAATATTACGGCAAGAAAGATAAATACCGCAAATAATAATATTTATGTGTCCGATAACATCAAACTTAAACCAAAACAATTACATAACATAGACAAAAATATATCTGAAGCATTAAAAAAACTTGAAGTATCAGAAAATAAAAATCTGCCTAAGGTGTTTATTATAAATAACGCTGAAATGCAGACGGGAGCACTTGCATCTTACAATCCAATCAAAAATATACTTTGTTTGGATGCTAATACGGGAAATATAAACAAACTTCTTGAACTTCAAAAAGATTGCGCTTGCCCGAATAATCAGCTTAGCACCTTTGTTCATGAGTTTATTCATTGGAAAGACGCAGAAGAATACAAAAGTAAATTTGGTGAAATAATTGATAGTTCTAAATATAAAAATTGGCTTAATAAAAGATGTAAAAAAAAGCTTGATGAATTGGAGAGAAAGGGATATAATATAAGTGAAATAAGTGGATACGCAAAAGAAATGTATGATAAAATGAGCTTTGATGAAACCTATACAGAATACAAAGTTAAAGAATTATTAAAGGGGTGAAAAAGATGTCATTACCAATAACACATGAAATGAAAATTTTAATAGCTGAAATTGACCCATATGTTAATCATACAGGTAGTGGCAGTTTTTTTATAGAAGGTACACCTGAAAGGATAAAAGAACTACACAAAGAACTTCTTAGATTAAGTAAAGAACAACAAGAATTTGAGGAAAGTTTATGGTAAAGGCGCTTACAAAAGTAAGTGCTTTTTTAGAGCGAAAAAATAATTTATAAAAAAGCGTTTGGATTTTCAAACGCTTTTTTTGTGTATAAACCAAAAAATGGAGGTAACAAAAATGAGCAAAGAAAAATTTTTAAATCAAATATCAAAGAGAGAACCGCCGAGCCAAGAATTTAAAATAATAAAATCTGATGACGAACGCCGAGAGGTGTTCGGCTGGGCAAGCATAGCGGTAAGGGTGGACGGAGAGATTATAACAGATTATCAGGAAGATGTAATAGATATTGCAGACCTTGAAAAAGCCGCTTATGAGTTTACCGCCGAATTTGGAACGGCGGGCGAAATGCACCGGAACGTAGGGGTAGGCAGGCTTATTGAAAGCGTAGTGTTTACTAAAGAGAAAACAAAGGCGATGGGAATACCGCCTAATACTGTACCTGAAGGGTGGTGGGTAGGTTTTCGTATTGACGATACAGATGTATGGGAAAAGGTGAAAAACGGCGAGTATCGTATGTTTTCTATTGAGGGTACGGCGGTCAGAGAAAAAATAAAGGAGGTTTAACATAAATGGCGACAAAATTAAAGGACTTAAAAATAACAAGCACAGACCTTGTAGACCAGGGCGCTAATCCTGACGCGCATATCAGGCTTTTTAAGCGTAAAGACGAGGGTAGGGAAAATATGCTTATTAAAAGAATTTTTGCCGCTGTAGCTGGAGTGTTTGGCAAGTCGACCGATGATATAGCTTTAAATATAAGCAAAGAGGATAACGAACTTGTTAAGGTAGACTACAGTGCGAAAAATTTGATTAATGAAAATGAGATAAAAAGAAATGTATCAAACAAAGAAACTAATCTAAAGCAAAAGGAGGAAAAAGAAATAATGAAAATTGACAAAAGCAAAATGACATCTGAAGAACAGGCTGTCCTTGCAGGCTTTGAACATCGTTATGGTATGGAAGAACAGCAAATACCTAATGAGGGTATAGCTAAAGGGGAGCAATCTTGTTCTGAATTACACCCAGAGGTAAGGAAAGCTCTTGCGGATTTCGAGGAATTTAAAAAAGCTAAAAACAAAGAGATTGAGGAACTGAGAAAAAGTCTTGAAATGGAAAGGCTTATTTCTGCAGCAAAGAAATATGAGGTAATCGGCAAGAAGACGGACGAACTTGCGAAAAAGCTTTATGAGCTTAAAAAAGCAGGTGGTACGGTTTATGACGATTATGTTACCTTGCTTGATGAAAACCTTAATACGGTGGAAAAAAGCGGTTTGTTCGATGAAGTTGGTAAAAATACAAGCGGTTTTCCGGGGGCTACTGAAAAAATTGGAATTGCGGCGGCGGAAATTAAAAAGAGCGTAAGCGGAGTAAGTGCTTCTTCCGCTATTGTTAAGGCGTGGGAAGATAATCCTGAGTTAGCTCTTGAATACGAGCGTGAATATGTGGGAGGTATGAAATAATGGGAGAACATGAATATTTAAACTCGTTTATTAATAATTCACCAACGATTATTGAGAAAGCGGGTACAGACCTTGTAAATCCGGCGTGTAAAGCGGTTATGTACGACGATAATGGAAATATCGTAACAGCGAATTCAGGGGACAAAGCGATTGGAGTTGTTTTAAGTGATGTTTCTTCTTCTGTTGTTAAAGGTGATACATTAAGTATTCTTATTAAAGATATCGGCCTCATTGAGGCCGGAGGCGAGATTTCAAAGGGAGACGCTTTGTCTGTTAATGAAAATGGACAGGCAATAAAAGCGGAAACGGGTTCGTTTATATTCGGATTTGCTTTCAGCGGGGCGACTGCCGTTGGAGAAGTTGTGCAAATACAAATAAATAAGGCCGGAAAAACGGCGTAAAATTAGGGAGGGAAAAAATAATGGCTAACAGTTTAACGCCGGAACAGGTAACGGCAAACATAAAAAAGGGAGTTTTTAAGCCCCATATTTATCTGACTAATCTGTGTTTATCATTTTTTCAGGAAAGCAAAAACTTTGTATCTTCAAAAATGTTTCCGATGGTTCCCGTCGCTCTTTCGTCCGCTCATTATTATGAGTTTGACAAAGGCGACCTTGCCCGTGACAATGTGGCCCGTAAGCCTGAATTTGGAGATGTAGCGCCCGCCGTGTTCGGTAAGAGGGGTAAACATTATCACTGTGAGGTAGACCAGGTAATTACGGGAATTGATAAAATTTCAAGTCTCGATTATCAAAGAGCAAACGCTCCCGCTGTAATTGACCCGAGACGGGCAAAAATACGTTTTATAGCGGAGCAGATGAAAATACACATGGACAGAAAATGGGCGGATAAATATTTTAACGCCGCGAGTTGGTCTCACGTTTACACAGGGACGTCGACAACGCCGACAGGTAATCGGTTTTATTGTTTTGACAATGAAAACAGCGACCCTGTAAAGTTTTTTAACTCATTGGGAACGGCAATGCTTTTAGCGGGTCTGCGTCGTCCGAATAAAATTTGTATGGGGATAAACGTATTTGCGGCGCTGCAGACGAACGCTTCTGTTTTAGAGCGTATTAAATATCAGGGTTCGGAGGCTAATCCTGCTAATGTTACGGAAAATGTTCTCGCTCAGCTTTTCAAGGTGCGTGAGATTGTTGTAGCTGAAAGCGTTTATAACGCGGCTCCTTATGGCGCTAAGGACGATATTAAATTCATTTGTGAGCCGAATGACCTTTTACTTTGTTATGCCACGGATTTGCCGTCTATTGACGAGCCGTCAGCGGGGTATACCTTTACATGGGATATGTTAGGCAATGGTCAGTATATGGCTGTTTCTCAGTTTGAGGGAAAGGAGAGCACCCATACGGAATTTATTGAGGGCTTAATCTGTACAGACCCTGAAATTACTTGTCCTGATTTAGGGGTGTATTTACAAGGGGCGGTCAGTCCGGATTTTAATGTATCTATGACAGTTTAATCAGTGGATGAAGTTTCACGCTTTTTAAACGAGGGTTATTTTGTATTCGCCGTTGGTTATGAGTATTTTTATGAAATAAAAATATGTGCGGTCGTTAATGGAGAAAGGGGGATTTAATAATGGCTTATATAGCTAATAAACCTGTTAGATTTGATAGAAATTACGCTATAGGCGAGGTTATTCCCGACAGGGTTATAGACCCAAAAATGGAGAAACGCTTAATTGCTTGGGGAAAAATTATATATATAAAATATTCGGATAATGAGAAAATCAATATTGCCGAAACCGAAGAATCGACCATAAACAAACAGGAAACCGATGTACAGGAATACATACAGGCAGAAAGTGAAAATACAGCAGAGTGCAAAGATAAAGCACTTGCGGAAACAACGGTAAAGTCGAATAAGAGCAACAAGAGGAACGCTGCGAAAAAGGAATGATATTTATGACTTACAGTTATGACCCATTAAAAATTAAAA